GTTTTGATTCGATGTAATCTTCTTTTATCATTAGTCCGTAACCCATCCGCTCGCAGGGTCTAAATGCCCCTCTCTCGAACCATTAACAAAGAACTCTATGAATCCATTGGAAGAATTGAATATGATATAAGTATCTCCCTGCGGCCCTTCGAGCATGATTTTTTTATTCGCAGGTATAGCAATGGATTCAGAAAAATTCCCTTCGCCTATCACATCAAGTTCGTGGGAAGGCTCGTCAATCCCGATTCCGAGCCTTCCCTTTACGAACATTATTTCATTGTTCATGTTATTAATAATTTCCCTCAAATACTCCGAAACTGAGTTCACTAAGTCGTCAAGAAACTCCTTTACCGATTCGGGGTTGCTCCGAATCTCTTCCACTGAAGGAGCAAAAGGCAATCCCATAAATTCTTTTATTATCATGTCGGAAAATGCTCCCCTCTCGTTATCAATTTCGGCTTGACCTTTAGTATTCGATAGGTTCCCGATGTAATCACGTCGCTTATTCTAAAACGTAATCTGTGTCCTGTTACTATAAAATCGCAATGCGCCCATTCGATTTCCCCTGCGGTGGCAAGAAGGTTCACGTTTACCGATTCGGAATAAGTAACCCCTCCATCCCTTGATATCTCAACTTTGATTGTTACAGGAGAATCCGCATAATATTCAATTATAAGTTTCAATCCGCCAAGCAAAGCCGCCCTTGGATCGGTCAAATCCTTAGAATGAAATTCCGATTGTATTATAAGGCCATCATCAGTAAGATCGTTTCCGTCCATTTCGTATATTTTCCCATCAATGCCAGAAAATATATTAGTCGGAAATCCCTCAAGACCTTCTCTGTCATCGAAAGAACCAACGTCACTATCGAAATCTCCCGGGGGTTGATTATCGAATGTATAAGTCGCCCTCATTTGATAATAGCCCCCGGCCCTCATTGCTAAATCGTGATACCACCATGTTTTGTTATCGTAATTGAAGGCGAATACTTGATTCGGATAATTGGATACGGCATCCGCGATAAAAAGCCAATACTCACTATAAAGAGAGTTATCGATAGCAAAACTTCTTTCGAGATATGTTGGGTTTGCGTATTCAAGTAAAAATTGAGCTATCAAATCTGATATTGGTTTTATACCGGCCTTGCTTAATGAATATATAACCGGGTCTAGGCTCATAAAAAGTATTTCGTCTCCAATGTTTAATATTGAACGGGGCGAATAACAACCAACTCCATCCACCCACGAATTTACTCTTACCGCAGGCTGAGGAATACCAGTCCTATTCGCCACATAAATTGATTCCTCTTTGAATATTACCATAGAACCGCCCATTACTTGAAGTCCAGTTATCCAGTCAGAGGAATCAAGCAAATCATAGTAACCGGAACCCGTTCCAGTCCAATCGGTTATATCGCCACTTACAGACCACTTTATTCTCATCGGCTTCGAGCCGGATTCTTCTGTGAATCCCAGGAAAAGCCTATCCGCGAAAGAACATAAATATCTTGCCGGAGGACAATTGGTATCAAGATCAGAGGGCGCTAAAGAGCCGTCCCATTTTTTAACTTTGTCTACTCCATTTGCTATACAAAGAACGTCTTGAATTACACACGTTGAGAAATAATCATCGTTGCCGCCGGTAAAATAAGGCGAAGGCTGGACACCGTTAAAATCCCAACGATCATCGAGGGTATGACCAGAAGTTGCACCGAATGTAATCGTTACACCATTGTTTAATTTTTGAGCCGATCCCGTAATTGCTACCCCGGTAGCTTCCCAGGTCGATCCTCCATCGTCGCTCCACTTAAAAGTATCCGGCGCTCCGGCCGCATCAATCTGTACCCTAAAATTCTTTGTGCCATATCCGTTATAGCCTACCCCCGCTGTCATATCATCTAGCCCCGAACCTGTATGAACCGGAGTCGAAGTGCAATCTTCTCCGTAAACCCATTCATCGATAGTGAAATCCCAATAATAGAGATAATCAGTATTAAGAGCTACGAGCCAATTCGAGCCGCTGAACTTCCAGTATTGAACTATGTGTAATGCTGAATCGGGATTTCCGGTCTGGTCTATTAATGCGTCCGAACCCATCCTATGAACACCCTTCCGCTTTGCAAGAACGTTGTCATAACCCACCACGTTCTTGCAAAAAGGGGTTTGGTTGGCTTCGATTAAATCGGGCGATATTGATCTATTCAGGCCGCCGGTGAGATTAGGCACATCCAAAACCTCCGGCTCGGGAAGCGCGTCCGGCGGCATTTGGTAACCTACGAACTTTTCTCTTCTCATTGATATCTCTCGATTATAACTTCAAGGGCATAATCATTGTCGCTGTCTTCTATATCTCCCTCGTAAACTCTTGACCTCATAAACGCAACGAATTCATTATCTACCTCTCTTGCTTTCTTGTATTCGAATAATGCCCTGAATCCTTTGGCGGTCGCTTTCATTAAAATTGCCTCATGGTAAACAGGGCTTATCAATGGCTCGTCCGTTGGCAGGGACAAATCTTCGAAGAATCTACAATAAGTTAGGAGAATCGTATAGGCTTGATCTAGTGGAGGCCACAACTCCAACATATTCCCAATTCTTCTATAAGCCCTCGGCGGCCCGGTGGAAGACGAAGAAAGATTATCTAAAACAATATCAGAGGATTTTACTATTTTTTTGCCGTTTGTTTGGTTTTTAACTGAATAAATAGCGAAGCAATCCGCCGGAAGACTGATAAGCCAATCATTTTGTTGGAGAGAAGCCGTTACAATCTGTTTGAGTTGAGGGAATTCGTAGCTCATGGCAACGTCTTTATAGGCCAAATTTATCAGAAGGGTTCGTCTGGTCGAGTTTAGGCTTGTAACATTTCCGAGTCTTAAAAGCAATTCGTCACTCATGCCTAATAAATTCATCTTGGCCTCTCTGGTTTAGAATCTATCCCAATGTTGGGCTTCTCCGGCTTGTTCAAATCGTTCTTAGGGTCTGGAATATCCCAACATCCTTCGCAGTACAACCTTCCGTCTTGTTGAATTAATTCATTCCTTGGATAGTCGAAGCCGCATCTATCGCAAGCCCTCCATCTTCTGAATTCACATTTTCCTACAGGATATGGCATATCGAATCAATCCTAACTAAGAATTAAGGGTTTTTCCAAATAATCGTACACATTATATGAGTATAATTGGTCTCGCTTGCCAAATCTCCGTATTCGTCTCTTACCGCAACCCTGAAATAAGTGCTTGTGACTGTTGTTATGTCGCAGTCTCGCTTAACTCCCGATCCGGGGGTATTTCCATATACGGTGGCTGTTATGGCGGCATGGTAATGTATATTATTTAATGGATAATTCACTTGATATTCTCCGACTTGAACTCTCGACGCGCTAGAGAATTCCCCGCTTTGGCTTGTAATGGAAGGCGTAGCCCCGATGGTAAATTTTATGTATGCCTTCATTACTTCCAGCTTTGCGTTCGTGACATCACCATCAGCTATTTTCGCGGTTGTAACTGAATTGCTTTGTAACTTGGACGCGCCTATCGAATTGTCTTGAATCTTAGCATTGGAAACCGAACTCGAAGCCAATTTGCCTTCGGTAACCTGAAGATTTCCTATTTTTGTTTCGGTTACCGCGCCTGTTCCTATTTTTGTTTCGGTTACCGCGCCTGTTCCTATTTTATCTTCCGTAACGTTCGCATTTAATATTTTAACGGTCGTAACGGAATTCGAGGCGAGTTCACTTTGACCTACTGCACCTGCGGCAATTTCGGAGCTTCCTACTGCATCGGCGGCTATTTTGTCCGACGTAACAGAATCGGCCGCCAATTTCGCATTGGTAACGCATAGCGACTGTAGTTTATATTCGTTTATGCAACCACCGGCTATTTGATCTGTTCCTATCGCGCTATCCTGTATTTCGTCGCTGGTTATTGATTTATATTGAATTTTCGAGGGCGCGATAGTCCTTGTCAGTATTTTATCGTTAGTTACCGCAGAATTGTTTATTAGATTGGTCGTTACCGCGCTCAGGGCTATCTTGGCGCTGGTTACTGCTTGGTTTTGAAGTTTGGGCGTGGATATGGAGAGATCGCCTATTACGGCCTCGGGGTGCCTCGCCTGGACATCGTGTCGGGCGGTATTGAGGTACTGAGCATGATCATCATCGGAAAGCCCGTCTAGGGAACCGTGATCTAAAGCGCCAACGGCTTCCCACAAAGAGCCGGTGTCATATCTTGATATTTTTGTGTCGGTTTCGAAATACAGTCTTCCCGGGAAAGAAGCATCAACCGATGGTTTAGCGGCGGCCGTTCCTCTTAAATGGAATTTTGTACTAAGCAAATGCCTGCCATCGTTGGCATCAGCGTTCCAAGAGTGTTCGATCTCAAGTCTTTCTCTTAAATCAACCCGGGTGTATCGAATCCAATCATCCGCAGAAGCTCTAGGATAATTACCCGGCGGAAAACTTTCGCTCCATGCTCTAATGAAAGCCATTATTGCCCTCCTTACGGATCAAGGTTCCAATCGACATCTTTCCCGGCCTGAACAATGAAAGCCCTGCTATTTTCCGATAATGGATTAAATGTTCTTGTCGCCTCGGAAAATTCGCTCCAATCATTAGGATTAGTCCAATCGCGCCGAAAATCATAATACCTTCCCGTCCAAGTATGGCTTGCAAAATAAGTTCCATCACCGCCCGGGATAAACCTTTGTGGGTATATTTGGGCTTTGTTCTCTTCCATTGGATTAAGCCTTCACTATTTTTAGGGTGGCTGTCCCGCTGATACCGTATGTCGCGGTAATATTGTAAGTCGCCAGAACGTCATTATCCGTTCCCACCGATCCGGCGGCCGTGTAAATTCTCATTCTCGCGGAAACCATTTTTCCGTCTATATAAGAATACTGATCGATATATTGGTTTTCTCCCACTATCCCCACAACTCTGTCAATGAGGGCGTCCAGGGAGCTTATCGACTGGTCGAGATAATCTAGGTTGGAAGCCCTAGTAGCTGACAGTCTGGTTAAAAGAGTATCTATATCAGCAGGAATGTTACCAGAATCCAATTCTGATAACCTGGATTCAGTACAAACGGAAGCAGAAGCCCTGGTCGAAACCGCAACATCGAGATTCGACACATCCGCCTTGTAATCATTAACATTCGCCGACGGTATTTTATTCTGAAGTTTATCGCCAAATGTGCCGCCCGTAACATGACCGGAAGCGGCCTCATCCCAAACCGCATCGGCAACATCACTCGAATTCGGAATAGCATCAATCTGATCACTTAGGGATTTCAGGGTATCGCTATCGGCCCCCCTGATATTGGATTCAGTTACAGAGATGGTCTGGTCAACCCGACCTAGAATTGTGCCTACCTCACTTTCGATATCGTTAAGAGCCTTGCCGGTACTTCCTGCGGCAGTATGGTCTCCCTTCGCCTCATCCCAAACCGCATCGGCAATAGCCGCCATATTTCCTGCTATCCAAAGCCATTCGGCGTCATAGTAAACAAGAGATTCCGCATGTCCGACCAGAAAACTTTCGGCATCATCTATAAAATAAAATCTATAAATTCCGTCATCCCATGTTTTTCTTCCTTCGCTTTTATAGTAAAGACCGCTAACTATTCCTGATTCGCTCATCGGGATGGTATCGTCGCCAGGGGAAGCTCGGAAATCTCCATCGGCATCGTCGAGCCATTTTCCGGTAGGGTTACCGTTCTCGTCAAATTGCTGACATTTGAATACGATTGTCCTGCCCGTCCAGGTATAGGGAAATTGAATGTACTTATTCGCCATCCTTTATCTCCCCCTCAATTAATGGCATCAGATGAAACAATTCTAACGGCTTAATACCGTCAGGAATGATTGAGGCTTTAATCATATAGAATTCTTTTTCTATGATCACTTCATCGTCAAGCATTTTTTCGATCTCGGCCGCTTTCTCGTCATTCTGCTTTATGGCCTCTGCATATTCTTTCTTGATCGGGTTTAGAGATTCGTGGAATTCCGAATAATTGATCATTTGGACTTCCCCGGATTCGGAAGTAACCAATCTCCCCTTCTCGTCTCTTGATGCGTACTTGTTGACAAGCTCCATCCTTTTGCGGTCGTATTCATTGTACATATCCTGCAATTCTATTCTTTGGGCTCGCCCGAAAGATTCGACCTCATCTTTTACAATTCTTAGATTTCGAGCTACCGCATAAGCGAATTTCGTTGAGGATATTCTGTTTAAATCCATTAGAATTTTATGAAGGCTGAGAATTTCCCTTCTTTTCATTTTTATAGGCATGTACTTTACCTCCTATGAAATAGCGGGCGGATTCAAGTTAGGGTCGCCCTCAAGAGATTCTATGAGATTGTCGGCGAATTTTAATTTATCATCTATTTCCGTCAGTTTTTCATTGAGTACCATTATCTTATCGACGATTGTATTTCGCGCCTCCATAAGTAACGCGATTTTCGATTCGATGATTTCCTTTGTGAGAGCCATTTCACTTCTCCTTTCTAATTAATCGTGATCCTCGGTTTCGGAGTCTGATATCTAATCGTGATAAAGTTAATTATAATATTGTCTACTTCGGATGTATCGGTTTCCAAGTTTAACCTAAACGAAATAATGTCATCTATATCGATCACATTAGAAACTAAATCGTGATCAATAGTAAATTCTGCGACAAACTGCTTATATTGCGCCGACTGACCAACCGTAGTGGCGACTTCGACCGTTTGTGTTTTATTGGAAGTTTCTCCTGATCCTTTATAATATAAGAGCAATGACAAATCGACCGTATCGGCCGGATCGCCGCTCGTATTATCAACATTCACTTCGAAGACAATATATACTTTCAAATCGGTAGAGGCATCCCAATCATTACATATTTTCGCATGGAAATATAAGTACTCTGTATCGTCATCTAAATTATATCCCCCGAGAGTATTGGCATCGGCGGTTACCAGCGTAGCGCCGGAGCCGCCCGCAGAAATAGAATATGGATCGAGATATTTACAATGCCAATATACTGAAGATGTAGCTTGGTAAGCACCGTAAATGTCAATGTATGCTTTTTCGGTGGTGCCATTATCGGAATACAGAGAAAGCAACTTGGCCCCCGCCGTTGTCAATGCTGTTTCGCAAATCACCTTTAAGGCAACGGCGCTGGCATCGTCCTCTTCCCTGCCCCTAAGAGACAAACCCGCATTGTAGGCCGCCCAGTAATAAGGCGATATCGTGCCGATGTTTGCCTGTAAGTAGTTTGTTACCATGCTTCCGTCCGCTCTCCAATAATCGGTCGCGCTACTATATATCCAATAATCTCCGGTTCCTGATAGCCCGGAATTTGATATATCTATCGCTTTCGTCGCTGTTCCTAAATCATAAAAATATAACGCCGTCTGGCCGCCGTAAGTTTTCAAAGAAAGTGTGCCATATTCCGAAATCCACACCTTAGTCAACAAACCTAAAGTAGTTGTCCAGGTTTGAAATAATATTTGTGTCGGAACGCCGACTACATCCGCTGATCCGCTTTGCTGGCCTAAAATTCTAGCACCGTAACCGAAATTAGAATTGGTTCCGATTCCCATGAAACCAACGGCCCCTAATTCTTCGCTATTGACTGTTGTTGTCATGGAGCCCTCGGTATCATTATGGGATTTTCTTAAAATTATCTCAGAGCAATAACTATTGAGATCATCGTGGTAAGTTGTCTGATAAGATATCGCGCAATTGTTCGCTCCCGAATGGATTATCTCTCCTTTTACATGACCGATCCAACTTCCATCTTTGTCTACATAAGCCTTTTCAACATTGTTATTACGAATTGATAGAATCTTTGCCCCGGCAGTTGACAATGTATTATCATTATCAATCTTCACTCCAACGGCTGAGGCTCCGTCGGTATCCCTTCCGTACAGGGATAGTGTATCACCATGAGTTTTAGCAAAATGAACTGAATTGAAAATAGCATCGATCGAACTTTGATAGCTATTTACATAATAGGAATAAAGAAGATCGTCGCCCCTCCAATAAGCATTTGCTCCAATATAAACATAATAATCAGTATCACCGCTTAGGCCACAATCGGATAAATCAATTGCTCTAGTGGCGTTTCCGAGGGAAAGAAACTTCAGGCCGGTCACATTATTCGTCGGCCCTATTGTCCATGTCCCATTCGGGCTTATAGAACCCCTGGAATATCCTATCCCGGAGAGGTAAGGCCAAAATTCAATTTGGCCGTGGTTATCACCCCCGCTCCAAGTTGCACCTATTAGAGCAATAATGTTTGGCCCTGCGGTATCATCTTGGATTTCAAAGGCAATGCACGAACCGAACCCATTTCCCATGTTGGTTTGTTTTTGTGCTAAAATAGTTACTCCGGCGGATATTGTGTCTGCGGTACGATTTGACCGAGTGCATCGTAACGGAGCGTAATTATCAGACCATATATCGGTTTGCCCGTCCTTTCCAATTTCCATTCTTAGAGCAAATGGGTTTGTTCCATCGGACGTATAGAATGCTAACTTTGTTGGAACTGTGGTGGAAGCTGCTCCGTCCTGGACAGCACGAATAATAGCCCCACCATCGAAATTTGATCCACTATCAACCCCGTAAAAAATAATTTGACCCAAAACCTCTGTGTTAATGGTTGGGCTCATTACCCCTTCGCTATCGTGATGGCTTTTCCTAAAGATCAGTAGCGGGGCGTAATTCCACTGATCATTGTACGCCTCAATATAGGCTTCAGGTGAAGCATTTGTTCCTGAGTGGATCAAATTCCACCGGATATGTCCTTTCCAACGCCCATCAGCCGCCCAATGATTATTAACATCTAGGTAGATCGGGTAATCGGTGGAGCCGGATAAGCCACTAGAGGAAAAATCTATTCCCCTAGTGGCATTACCCACTGATAAAATCTCTATGGCTGTTGCATCAGTCGTTCCTATGCTAACTTTACCATCATGACTTATCGTCATCCTTATTAATGATGTTGATGAGCCTGATGGTGTCGTGTAAAATCTTAATCCAGCCGGCGTATCACCAACGCCCCAATTATTGGGTGTAACATAAGCTACAACCTGTGCTCCAACACTTACATGTCCTATGGTGCTATCATATTGCCCATAAAACTGAACCTCTCCAAGTAAATCGCCATTTTGAACCAAGGTCGGGCTTGAAATTGTACCTCGACTCCTCATAAAAGCAACAATGGGAGCAGCCACAACATCCACAGCACATCCTATACCTACAAGAGTCGTATCGCCTTCTCTACTGATAAATAAAGGGCCGTAAGCTGTAGTCAACGGGTGAATTTGACCGCCTATATGGACATTCCCCTCGGAGCCGTCAATAATCAGCGGGTCTTTTAAAACTCCACCATCATCAACCCTCAGAATTAAATCTTTATCCTGATTAAAATTCTGAAGGATCAAATCTCCGTTTATTAGACGGAGCGCGGGTAGTGGATCAATTGTTCCGAGCGGCATTTAAATAACCACCTTGTCGCATAGACTTACACCAAATAGAGTAGACAATATTCCGATAATACTTACGCAAGCAATTAAACTTTTTACCCCGAAACGATAATGCTGGTGCAGTTCCTTGTCTTCCTTATGAACTTTAAAATTGGCTTCCGCGCTTGAAAATCTCCCTTCGCACATTATTTTAAAATCGAACAATTCTTCTTTTACCTCGTCTATTTTTGTAGACAAACTTTTACTTACCAAGTCCAGCTTATCGTATATCCTATCCAGGGATTCTCTTTGCTCTCTATCCATTATTCAAATTATTTTGTTTACGCCATTGATTACCCTGAAAAGCCTAATAACTCTTTCCTTGAAATCAGGAAAATTAAATTTGGAACCCGGACAGCTTTTATGAACCGAGTAATGACTATGGGGATATATATTGACGGGATTTATCCCGAATAGAAGACAAAGCGAAAGAATTAATTCTGATAATTTTTCTATCTTTTTTCTTGAAGGAGGTTCAATATCATAATTTCCGACCAAGACAACTCCCAAGGAATCGATATTTCTCCCGAGAGTATGAGCCCCGTCCTGACGTATCGAACGTCCGAATTGTATTTTTAGTACACCATCCACGTCTTCGACGCCAAAATGATAACCGATATCAGCCCAACGTAGAGTCTCAACGTGATATTTTCTGATCGCGTCCCAATTTACAGTTTGGTTATCCTTTGTGAGAGAATGATGTACTATAATGTAATCCCATTTTTTCATTAAAACTCTACTTTCAGTTTACCACCGACTTTATAATCTTTGAATTTCCAATCGGCGCAACCGAAAAACCCAACGGAAAACCGACCAATCGTTTTTCGTAGCTCGGCCTCTAGCCCTTTTAGGTCGGCGGCGAGGGAGAGGCCAGCGATTTTTTTGTTTCGTCTAAAGCCCTGATTTCCTCGATTGTCTTTACGACGTTAGGAAGGGCTTTCGATAGTTCGTCGAGGTTTTTGTTCTTCCCCTCGATAACCTTCAGAACCGTTCTTAGAACGGCGTAAAGGCCAGCAAGCCCGATTTCTCCCGCGATTACGCTGAAATCCATTCCTGTAAAATGTCCCGCGACGGCAATAATAATCGCAAGGGCAATAAGGATAAATTCACTGGTGTATTTCCCGGCCTTCATTTCATTGCTCCTTTCTACCTTTTCCTTAAAGCTGGCCTTATGTCTCTCAACTTCTCCCTTTGCATGCGGTGATACATTTCGGTAATTTTGCGGCTTAACCATATTTCCTCTTCTGGCGTTAATTCCTGTAACGCCTGTATAACACCGCCGCCAGCTTCTCCGGTCTTTTTTTGAGATTCAGGAATTTTTTGCAAAGCCTTCCGCATGATATCTCCGAGGTAAACTTTCCCCTTGTGTATCGTATACGGAACCGACTTCGCCGCCGCCGGAATAGCCCGGGTAACTTTTATCGGCCCTATGCCACCAAGAGCCAATTCAAGAACCCTTTCAAGCTCTCCGCTTTCTTCCATGAGCCGCAGGAATTCCTTTACGTCGATTCTCCCTGTTGACGGATCAATCGGTATGTCTCCCGCCCGGCTCTCGGGAACATCCCTCACTAAATATTTTTCCTTGATATCTGTTTTTCCCACTCGTTCGATATCTGGAAACATTACCGACTTTTCGGCTTCCTTGGCTTTTTGCAGAGCTTGAATGAGAATGTCTATTCTATTATCGTTTGGCATTTTCTTACTCGTAATAAATTAGTAAAGTTCCTGATGGAATAGCGGTGAGGTAAAGGCTCGTAAAGACAATGCCAAGGCTCGGGCTGTTTACGTTATACCCGTCAGAGATCGCTTTCCATATTAATTGGCCTCCGCTTACGTCATGGATTTGAATAACGTGGGTGTCCGTCCCACCAGTCCAAACGAAGGCTTTTATTTTGATTGGCCCGGCGCTTATTACCGCGCCCTGAGTATCGCAAACGAGGGGGTTTCTTCCGAGTTCATTTCCCATGATCTACCCCTTACGTCTGAGTTCCCACCACCGTTCCGTCCGAGTCCTGGTCGGTCGGAATGGCCGTATGAATCCTCAGATCGCCGTTTGAATCCACCCAAAGATAATAAGCTGTCCTCTCTCCGGCGTCGCTGGTGGCATATAAACCGATGATAGACGGTTTATCGGCGGCGGCAACCGTTTCGACAAGGATTCCTCCTTGAATGGTCGTGTTTCCGAACACCGAGTAACCATCGATCTGTTTGTTAAATAAAGATTCTGCCATTTCGATCCCCCTTATTTAACACATGGGGGGAGGGGGTTCCTCCCCCCATGTGTAGTTTATATTGGCTCCTGTTTTATCCGCCCGAAGAACCGTCGATCCCTCGCCATTCACCGAAACCTGCGATAAAGCGTTGGGTCGCCTTGTTCTTCATGTCTCCCGAGTCGAAGTCTTCGCCCGGATCGAATTTGAGCTTTCTCCTCCACCAGAAATTCATATCGTGGTCGCCCTTGGCGGCGGTAATGAACCAGCTATCCTTATCTGTCAGATAGGGTGTGCAAATGTAACCCAACCCATCTTCCTTGACCGGATTGATCTCATTGTTCGCCGTATACGGCTTGTACTCGGAGATAAGGATTTCCCGAGCCACGAATTTGCTTTCAGGAGGAATGATAAGAGTTTTTGGCACTATGAGAGCAGGCATACCATCTTCATCCTGAAGATTGGCAAACCTAGTGAGGGCTCCCTGTACCGCCGCTAAACTCAAATCGCAATCCGTAGCCGGTCTGTTCGCCTGTGTTCCACCCCTCAGAAGTGCATGAGAGACAGAGCATAGCGATTCACCGGCATTGATACCAATATAATTGGTATCAAAGGCGAAATTGAGGACGGCATGAGCATATATTTCCTGGCAATTTCTCGCCGATTTAGCGAGAGCATTGGCGGCCCTGGAAAATACATGGTAAAGTTCGTCCTCATACGCCTCTTCCGTAATTCGGAAGGCAAGCCCGAATGTTTTGAAAAGATATTGCTTCAATCCGCCCTGAATCATATCGTCGTAATCGATAGCAATACCTTCCGCCTTTTCCGGCATGGTTCCGAACCCGGATATCTTTGTGATTTCTTCATACTTGCGCCCCGATGTTTTTGGCAGGTTCATAAATTGAGGATAAATCGGGGGGTGTTCTTTCATCCAATTAAAGAACACATCGTAGAGTCCGGGGGCCATCAAGTATGCAAAATGATCTCGTCTCATCGTCATTGCTGATCACCCCCTTCCTAAATTAACTGCCTGTTGGCAACGAGGAACTTGAACAATACGCGCCCATATTGATCCCCGACCGCATCTCGCGAATCGAGTCCAATAACCTGGGCGCGGGTTGCTACCGTCTCCTCTTTGTCTACATACAGTTTGTTCGATACGACGATAATCCCGTAAGATGTGCCGACATCTGCTTGTGCCGTCACCGCTGAGGCCGGTGTGCTGTGATAAATGTTGGCACAAAACAGCGTGGCACCATTCGCCTTCACAACCGGGATCGGAGCGCCTGTGACGCCAGAAGCGTCGGCGTCGGCGATTCCGAGAATGGCCGCCGGGTCTGCACCGCAGATGGCAACCAAACCGCTTACGAGGTAGACCGGCTCGCCCTTCTTGAAGGATTGCGAAGCGGCCTCTTTCCCCATAAAGATTTCCACCGGGGCATTATTGACTGTTCTCCTCGGGACACATATTCCTTGATTAATTACTGCCATTTAATTCACCCCCTTTGCTATTCCATTGGGACGAAGCGTCCTCCTTTTTCCTCTAGGACGCTCATCCTGTTGTCTTCGGTAACGCCCGCTTCTCTTTCGGCGTTCCTCACTTCTTCCAAGAATTCGCGCCTATGCGCTCCTAACATTTGCCTGTTTTGCTTTCTTTTCTCCGAATCAACAGCCTCCTTGATACGGATACTTGTAAACATCAGCACCGTATCCCCCACTTCGAAAGGATGCGATTCGGTCGCTCCTAAGAGCTTTTCGCCTTTGCTATTTTGTTTCGTCATCAGGACATAACCCATTTCCTCATGCTTGTTTATGTTCACATCCGCCTTTCGTACTAAACGATAATGGCGGCTCGGGTCTTTCCCTTTGATAACCGTCGGATCGTAATTTAATCGTTTATTCAGATACTCTTTTATCTCGCCTTCCGTAAGGTCTTCAAAGGGGTCTGTAACTTCGATCTTACCCATCGGAATTCTCCTTTCTAGATAACTCGGCCCCGGGCTGCCTTAGCTCTTTCGGCCCATGTTTTTTCGTCGAGCCCGAACGCTTTTCTTACCCTGTCTTCTTCAGGATCGAGCGAATGGATTTTCCCATCGACTTCAGCCTGCGGCCTCTCATATATGGGGGCATTTTCGCGCGGATAAACAACGTTTGGTTTCCTTTCTGCTTCGTCTCCTTCTTTCCCCTTTTCCGCCGCCCTTTCTTTGTCATATTTATCGAGGCGGGCAAAGTGATAGATCGACATTGCGATTCTTTTATTACGCATTTGTACGGGGGTTTCCGACCATGCCCTCATAAAAGGTTCCTTGACCGATTCCCACTCAGGTTGCGCCTTCATTGAGTCAAGAACCGCTTGCTCTCTGTCCTGAAGATACATATCGACGAAGGGAGCCATTTTCATATTGAATATTTCCTCATTCGCTACAACCGGGTCTCTCCAATATTCCCTTCGAATGTTCTCCAATTTTTCTTTTGGGTCTTGACTTTGAGCCCTTGAATCCTGCGATCTTTCGGGACTGCTTATCTTCATAAAGTGATCCCGCATGATTTGATTGTCTTCGTTCGCCTTTCGAATTTCTTCTTGGTAATTTTCTTTTTCTTTTTGCAACTCCATATATTTCCGATAAGCCGCTTGCGGGTCTCGGAATTCCTCGGGGATTTTCGCATCTTCTTTTGAGGGGGGTTTCTCTAATCTCCTTTCATCATCCAGAAGCGCATGTGGATCGGCCGATAACGATTTTCCTTCATCCTCAAAATCAAGTTCTTCGTCATCGTCAAAGAACATCCCCCCGCTTCGATTTGCGTTTTTCTCCCCGGGCTTCTTTCCTGGCGGTTTCATAGCCTATCTCCTTTCTTAACGCCTAAGCGTTCTAAAATTAGTATCCTATGTCTTCCTCCTCGTCGATCACGGTTTCTTCTTCATCGTTTTCTACCGCAAATTCTTTATCAATATCGCTTGGCGCTGGCTCTATCAAATTATTGATATCAATTATATTATTTAGCTCCCTGAACGCTCCCCTTGCTTCGAAGAATTCGTTACCACCGTCGCTTGAATTCATCCTTTCTTGTTTCTGTGATATTCTTTCCCTTATTAATTTACGGTAAACCTTCCATCCCCGGCTCTCTTGGAGCTTCACCAATGAATCCCTGTCCTCCGGCAACATTTTCAGCACCTCCTATCTTGTTCGCGCTAAGATATTGATCTATTTCTTCCATCGAAGGAATAAACGTCTCGGGGTCTTTAACGAATAGCTCGACCAATCTACTCATTAATTCCGAACCGCCCTTCGCCATTTTGCCAATGAATTCTTGAATCCCCGGGGGAGCCTGGGGGCTTTTCGCTTGCGTTAAACCATAAACAAGCTGTCCGTAGTAATTATTTACTACTGGTATTAGTTGTAACATGAACTGTCTTTCGATCTCTCGGTTTACGCTCACGCTCGACGCCGTAAGTTCAATCGCTATTTTTTCGGGGATGTAGTCTTGAGGAATAGAAAATACTTGCTCGACATATTCGGCCTGCGGCCCCATTACGAAATAGCTTCTTCCTTCGGGATAATATTGCTGGTAAAGCTGTAATTGCTGAGTTGCTAATCCTGATAATCCAATTCCTATATCGGTCAGAGTTAAGTCGGTTTTTAAGTTACTTTGCCTGATCAACGCGAGGGTCGAGGTCGCGGTAGCCCTTGAACCCGCTATCTGCGATTCCCTGCCTTGGTAATAATCCGTAACCCCTGTCCTTTGTTCCGCAATGCTTTTAAGGAGATTTACGAGCAAGACGCCGCTTCCGTAAACATCACCCAGTTGCTCACCCATTAAATCTTCTCTCGGGTTTTCCATAAACAATACTTTGCTCGGATATATTCTTTCGTTTATTTTTATCCCTGCGTTTTTCTTCGCTTTCCATACTCTTGTATTCGCGGCGGTGGCATTGTCGATCCATTGATTAAGAGCCGTGGTAATCCCTTCCTGCAATTGTTCAGACATGGCACAAATGCCTATTCCGTAGAATCTATTTTCTTGAGGGAAAAATCTTATTCGGTGAAACGGATAATCTTGATGATGAAATCCGTTCGGGGCGGCCCTCAAACAAGTTCGGGAATCCTTATGAATGGTAAAAACAACGCCCTCGGGAAGACCGTCGTTATCAATATCGATATTGGCCCATACTTCGTGAACGTGAATTCCTTGATATGTGTTTACGTTTATTCCCTCTCGCTCCATTTGTTCTTCTGTGATATCATCGGGCTTTCCAAGCCAAGAGATTACCTTATCAACATTTCTGTATATATCCGCCTCTTCTAAATGCCTTAAAGACATTGGCGACTTATAAGTAACGTGATCAATCCAGCGAGAATTTTGAATATCGTAAGAATCTGACGGAACTATGATTGACTGGATAGGACAGAAATATAAAACCGGCGCTGATTTTTCTATGATTCGGAATACTGTCCTTCCTTTATTATCTTTGAAATATTTTTTCTGCGGAATTTGCTCCCAAACGAGCTTGACTATGCCGGTTCCCATTTTCACGGCTTCGAATATCCATTCCATTCCTATAGGGGGAAGCCGCAATTCTTTTACCGATGTATAATCAAGGAAATCTTCAACCGGCCTACAGTTTCTTATCCAATCTGACGAAAGTGGCCTCGCCGAGAAAATAGGCTTGGCCCTCATTATCGTTCCGTAAAGCCTTGCGAAAAGATTTTCGGAATGAATCGCGGCTAACGGGAATACCATATTGCTCGCGTTGATCCAGGGGAAATTCTTTCTTTTCCTTTTCGGCTTCGCTTCATATATGATCTTCCATTTCGACCAATAATCCTCCATGCCTTGACGCTCATCTTTTGCATTTTGTATCTCATCACATAAATAATTTGTGATCTCCCTGATTCTGTCTTCAGTTAAATTCAGAATTTGATCTGGTATCATTGTCTCTTCTTTCTTTTTTGCTTCTTTAATATCCGGTGTATTCGTTCATTTCCGATAGGACTTCCCTATCGTGCTGTCCTTCCATCCATTCGGCATACGCATCGGGAACGTAAAGCTCTCTGATCCCGTACCCGATGGTATCAAGAATATCTAAAGAGATATGCTCGTTCGGGAAAGCTCCGTATTCGTCGAAAAATGGGTTGTTATCCTTATATTTCGGGATGAAAAATGCGCCCCTTTCGCAGTAGGGTATCATTAATTTTATTCGACTGATTTTATCTTCTCTCCCTTTCGGATAAAGAGGTTTGATGTTCAAGTGAACCTTCCGCACCTTCGCTTCCCTCTCGATATCTGTTTTTAAATACCTCTGAAATCCAACGGCCTCGATACCAATCATGCGAGGACGCCAGATTTTATTAAAAATGAAAATTTGCTCGATAAGTTCTCGTATCTCTCCTCTCTTGGCCCAATGATCGAACAAGAAAACGCGCTCTTTTTTATCTACGCCCAAAACTGTGGCGGCCGATTTCGAATATTTAAGACGTTTTAAGTTTGTTTCTGAATGTGAGGTATCTCCTATTAGGACGATATCGAATTCGTGCTTTGCTATTTTTTCTGTTTTTCCGTCCTCTTGTATTACAACGTTCCCATCTTCATCGATATCGTGGTATCTCAGCCAATCTTCCCTGAGTATGATATCCTCTCGATCACAAGGGCGGTTCGTCATTTGGCAACCGAAAAAATATGAACCAAGCCTATTCTTCAGTTTGGCTATTCTCTCCAAAGTGAACCCGGCCCCGGGTAAAATTGGCTTTCCGTTTTCTATGACTTCCCTGGAATAAACCTCGAATTCCGGCTCCCTTTTCAGAATCCATCCATAAACATCAGACCTATCCCATCTTGTGCCCA